TCATCGCAACTTTGCGAAAAAGAAGGTGTCTATGAAAGGCAGCTTAATGTTAAAGGTTTAGCGACGCTTTTGTTCTAGCATCGCAAGACCTAGCACCTGCTGCTCCGGAGACAAACTTCCATCTGTTAAGAAAACAGAGGAAGCTGGATACCCTGTATACCGTTCAAAGACCTTGACACCGCAAGTTCCTACTAGCACCACATTGGGCGACCAGGAACTCGCGCTGCCCCATGTGACATACACCTTGTATGTGGCTTCGGATTTAACCGACCACATAACATGGCTCACGTCGTATTTCCCACCAAAGGGTTGTACGGCGATAGTGTCAATGAGCTTGCCAACGGAGAAAAACCAATCTACGACAAAACTATATGGAATAGCATTCCATATAATTCGTCCGGGTCGGTTAAATCCACTCGCGGCTACAAGGCCTTTCAGTTTAGCATTAGCGGCCTTAAGATCTTCAAGATCTTGAGTGAGCCGACCTCCTAGATGGAAAGTCTGCTTCCCGCTTATCCGCTCGAACACTATCCCTTGATCCTGGCCCAATTTACCGGCATAGTTACCAGTAATTTGGTTACCCAGAATCGAGTCGTTAGATATGAAAAATGAAAATGGACTTGTAAGGTCCACCACATGTTCCATAGCTAACCGGGTAGTTCTTCCGTTGACGTCGATGAGGTATTGTATCCTCTTATCGACAGCTTCGGAAAGTCCGACAACTGCCTTAATATCTGAGATCATGGGTTTAACCCCAAACTCAAATAAAAGGAAGTTGTTGGCCGCGGTCTTTGTCACACTGCGCTCGATCTTAGGTATCATAGCCTTAAGATCCTTAAGCTCATAAAGAGAATTAGCAAGGCTAATCTCTTCAGGAACTTGAGCCGAGAACTTGTTAAAGCCCTCGTACGCCCAGCTAGACAAAGTTGCTGCTGAAATAGACGGTAACCATGGCCACCAAACGACGTCCTGAGGTTTATTGTCTAATGTTCCAGGAACCCATAACCCCGAACTAGGGGTAAATGAATACTGTACACCATTAGGCAAATAAACAATAGGATCGTAACCTGTATTTAAAAACAGGTTCACTTCTATTTGATTTACAGGGTTATCTTGGCCCTGCTGTCCAACGGTATCCGCCATATAGCGGTAACGAGGGACTAAATCAAAACACAAATAATTTGAGAAGTCATTTGAGTACACACCATTATGATAGGTGCGTGCTACGTGACCGACCAAACTATTTGGGTCTGGCGAAGTGCGAATACGTGCGGGCATGGTAGGTACTCCTTTAAATCCACTCCTTTCGAGCGAAT